GAAGTCGAGTACGAGCCTTGTAGCTTTCCCTTTGTATGCCAGAACTTTACCGATACACTTTGCCCAAGCTTCAGCGGAGTCTCCAACTGTAATACTCCAAGTCCCACTATCGTCAGACTCTTTATTCCTTTCTTCTCCTCCTTTTTCAGTCCGTTCACTTCTGATAATTTCCACATCCTTAATGGGAGATGTGAATCCAGACAGCGTTCCGACAACTGGTGTAAACCCAACTCCGCATCCTTGGAGCAACAACCACAAAGAGTCAACAACGTCATGTATAGTCTCCACTTTAAGATGTGAACAATTAAACTGACTAGCTTCACGCTGTTTAGATATGTCAGTTCCACCTAACCATAAGGTTCTGCCACTAAGCATTACCTTACGGTCAAGCATAAGTTGTCTTAGTTCTTTTAACTCAGGGCCTATCCCTAGAGTAGTTCCTGCTGCTCTATTCCATAGCCAGTTCTGGTGATCTATCACTCTATCTACTGTGTCCTGCCAAGTCTCATACCCTCCCTCTGTAGGTCTATTGTATGTTCGTCTTGTTATTACTTGCGCTCTTACACTGGGTTTGTATTTCAATTAATTAATCCCTCTAGTATTGGGGGCTGATAGTTAGGGCCCTTCTGTACTTTACCATCAGCATCCTTAGTTAACGGAAGTTTACTCATATTACTTTTGTGTACCAAGTTATAAGCTTGGTCAAAGTCCATGCCAAAACTCAAGGCTGTACCTTTGATAACATAAACTACATCACACATCTCTTTAAGAAAATCTTGTAGCATGACCAGCTTCTCAGTTTCTACTAGACCTGGAGATTCAAGATCAAGGGCAGCACTAGCCATCTCCTGTATCTCTTCAAACACTAGCTTTAACCTGAAGTTCATAAGCTCTTTACTGTACGGCTGGTCAATAGCTAACTCCATTTTCTCATGGAACTCTCTAACTTTTTTCATTATAATAAAACTCCTTCATCATTTCTAAACATTTAATTGCTTTGTTGAGATCCTCGATACCATTCTTATCTTGGTGTCTCACCACATATTTAACTACACTACCTACATCCATACCTAATTGATTCTCTATAATAAATGTCCAAGGATCTATCTTATACTTAGCATAATAAGGAGGTCTAATGTCAGTACTTCCACCTTTCCATTGGTCATTCTCATAAGTTTGTTCCATGTGTTCTTCTCCTATTTGAGATAGCTGTTTACAATAAACTTTATGGTCTTCATCTATGCCACCACATTCAATACAGTAGGACGTTTCCATAAAATCACCTCCTCTAGGTCAAAGTTATAATCCTCATGTCTTAATATCTTAGCTACTTGTGCTTGAACCAGAGCCTCAGCTTCAGTAAGTCCTGCCTTCTGGAATGCACCAGCCACTGTGTCCCATGAAGGATCTATGTCTAGCATAGCAGATGCTTTCTTAGGGCCAATCCCTGGACATCCCTTGTAGTTATCAGTAGAGTCACCTACTAGTGTTTGATACAGATGCATATAATCTGCACCCTTCTCTGAGATCTTAAGAGTAATACCACTATCTATGTTGTAGTACTCACCTGGAATTGACAACATATCTTTATCAATACTAACAATAATATTACGATCAAAAGTACCGTTAGTAGCAAGGATACCTAAGACATCATCAGCTTCACAGAGGGGGAGAACCTGAGAATTCCTAGTACTCTGTAAGTATTTAACCAAAGCCTTGTACCCTAAAGGTTTACGTCCTCCCTTCCTGTTTCCTTTATAGTCAGGGAAGATATCATGTCTAAAATATTTACCTCTAGGATCAGAGAAAGCTATCTCATAATCTTCAATCTCTAATTTCTCTTTCCATATTTCAATAGACATTTCAGCTTGACTGTAAAGTTCTTCTAAGTTTGTATCAGTAGTTACGATACCATCCTCCCACTCTACTTCACTCTGAACAGCCCAGCAGGTTCTGTACGCAAGAATGTCTCCGTCTATTAATAGCCTTGAATTCTTCATCTAAATCTCCTGATTGATTATGTCTTTTATAATGACAGACGTTACATAAGTATACACATTTTAAGACTTCTTGTAGTGCCTGTAAATACCGCCCACTCTTTACAATTTTAGATACTGAATTTATTTTTTGTGTTGGATCTAGATGATGAAAATCTAAAACCTTAGTTTCATTACAGATCCTACAGTCTTGACAAGTGTATTCAAACAACCACGCTAAAAAACCTGATACAACTTTACGTCTTTTTCTATTATACTCCTTACTTTTTGGTAGTGTATTAGTTTCCATACAGTATTTAATAGTAGTAGACCATATATAAGCTAGTTCCTCTAATGATTTAATGGGTCTCGCTCCAGTCCTTTCCAATCTGGCTAGTTGCGGAAAGTGGACAGCCAAATTCAAAGTACTGTCCGGCTCTTGAAATAGATCCAGTTGCGTATGTTGAGATGACTCTAGCATATTTATAATAAACCTCTAGTTGAAACTCATCGTGAATATTAGCTACAAATTCATAGTCTTTTCCTTCAGCTAGTCCTACCATTTTAAGAGTCTCATCAAGTAAGACTAAAGCTTTCTTCATAAGTACGGCTCCGGCTGATTGTAGTAAGGTGTTGAGAGCAGAATGTTCCGAACGTACATGGAGTCTTCGTCCGTCAAGCCCAATGAGATGCCCACGTCTACGGTAGACCTGCTTAACTTTAGTGGTAAGATCCATAAGACCGCTGACTCCAGATATAAAAGCCTGTCGTGCATCTCTACCCCTCTTAGTTCCACCTCCAAGAATGCTACCAAGTTTTGCGTCTCCTGCCCCGTAAATGAATGCATAGAAAAAAGTCTTTGCGATATCTCTTGAAGAGATTCCAAGCACATCTCTATTGATGGAGTGAATATCAGTTCCTTTGTCTTTAGTTCCATCGACTGCTGCAGTTGCATATACTCCTCCATCATATCGTTTGAGATAACCAGCTAGAGCCCTAAGCTCCAAGCCGTCAGCATCACAACCAACCAATACCCTATCCTTACTAACTGTAAAAAGGCCACGACAGTCAGAACCGTACGCACTGTAGGAGGCAGGTACTTGAGCCACATTAGGGTGACTATGAGTACACCTACCAGTAACTGCTCCGTTAGTATTAACTCCGCCATGTATCCGTCCATTACGTTCCAGTTTAAGCCAAGCATTGTCACCCTCCGCTAGTTGTGAGATTCGTTTAGAGATTAAGAAGTGTTCCTTCAGTTCTTTACAATGAGGGAGACCCAGTTTACTTAAGACTCCCTCATCTATCTGTGGCTTACCCCCTGGTGTAAAGGCTTTAGGTTTCCAACCCATTGACTTTAGTTGTTTAGCAATATGATCTCTAGAGTTAGGATTAAAATCTACTTGTTTAATCTTACTGAAGCTACCACCTGATGTATACCCACGTTTCTTATTGTTCTTCTTAGGAGTAAACTCTCCCTCCGACACAAACCATGAACCAAAACTATCTCTAAGTGCTCCTCCTAATTCCTCCTGTCTCTTTAAAAGTTTTACATAAAGTTCTTGTGCTTTATGAATGTCAAACTTAAAGCCGTACTCAATCTGTCTTTGTATAACAGTAGCAAAAGAATGCTCTAACTCAATAGCTTCTAAGCTATACTCCAGCTCATCGAAATGCATCTTTAAGTTTGACGTTACTGATACATCTTGAATACAATAGTCTGCCATCTCTGGTCTGAAGGTAGCCCACACATCGTCACCCTCCAGCTTAGACTTGGACACTTCCATGCGTTCACCCCATGCCTCTAAAGAATGTCTACCCCATAACCTAGTAGGTATCAATTTATCTTTAGCATCTTCTTCCATGAGATTAGTATGACATAACCTAGAGAGTACTAAAGTATCTACTATCTTAGTATGCTTACTAGGTTTCCATCCAAGTACCTTCTTAAGTACAGGCAGGTCATACCCTATGATGTTATGTCCCGTCAAACTATTGGCTCTACTTAATAACTCAAGAGCATCTTCAAGACAATCATAAGGTTCCTGATTAGCAAACACTTGACCTGCTTCAGCTCCCTCTACTGTCATGCCTATACAATGTACTGTGGTGACATCAGGTAGAAGGTTGTCTGTTTCTATGTCAACTATAAGATCTAGACCTGCGTTCATGCCATCCTCTCTTCCTCTGGAAACCTTTCTTCTAGCCTACAGACTTTACTATTAATAGATTTGTTAAGAGATTCTACTAAATACAACCTAGATTGTAACGCATTATTACTTGAGTCTACTAAAGTATCTAACTTAGAAAGCCTCTTGTCCAGCTCGTTCATCCATGTTACCAGTTGTTCCACATTCGTTGAGTCTTCCTGTGCCTGTGTCGTAGAAGAGTGATCCTGCATATCCAGTAGATGCGCCCTTATATCTTGCCTTAAGTATTCTAATAGTGGTCTCACCGTCCGACTGTTGGTCTCGTTCAAGTCCAATGACGAAATCGCTGAGTTGAGCAATGCTTCCTGACCCTCTAAGATCTGACAAAGTGATTTGCTTCCCATCTTCATGTCCCTTTCCTTGTTGAGGTCTCTTTAAATGAGAGACAATGAACATACCTATGTTAAGTTCTTCAGCTAAAGATCTAAGCTTAGTCATAATGTTATCTATTAATCTTCTTTCGTCTCCTCCCTCGATACCAGATACCATAATACTAAGATGGTCAATGACCACCCAAGTAACAGCACAGCTCCGTACCATATATCTAATCCTGTTTGATAGGACTTCAATATCAATGGAACCCCAATGATCGTATAGAAAAAGGCGATTACTAGAAAAAACACTCTCCCAAATTCCTCTAAAATATTTCTCATCTAAATTATTCTCCAAGTGAAGCATCTTGTTTGCTTCAATAGACATGAAATCTAATGCAGCTTGTTTAACGGACTCTTCCAGAGCAACGTAGCCAACATTCTCTCCCTTTGATAAGAAATAGCTTGCAATCTCTTTAACAGTTGTAGACTTTCCTGCTCCAGTTCCAGCACAGAACGTAACAATTTCTCCTCTTCTTGCTCCAAGTGTTTTTGCATTGAGTCCTTTCCAAGGATAAAGATACTCACTCTCTTTCATGCTAGTGTTAACAAGATCCCAAGTATCCTCCCCTGCTATAATTCCATCAGGTCTAAATGTTTTAGCAGACCATACCGCGCTGACAATCGCAGCTTTACCGTTCTTCAGAAGAACCTCATTAACATCCTTCTGAGGCAAGTTAGCTACCTTGCACCTACCAGGTGGAAATAATTCTGCAGCTTCAGCCACTGCTAATCTACCTGCTTTGTCCTCATCAAACATTAATATTATTTCTTCAAAGTTTGCTAGGAGCCACTCAAGGTCTTTGCTGATGGCTTTCTTTGCTGATGCCGCGCCATTAGGGATAGAGACTACAGGCCACTTACAGCTCTGAGCCTCCGCTACAGAAATAGTATCAATCTCTCCCTCATTAATTACAATTTTCCTACCTGTACCCCATAGATGCTTACCCCAAAGACCTGAGCAGTCTCCTAGTGTTCTGAAATCTTTACCTTTAAGTCTTAACTTCTGTCCTACTATTCTGCCTCCCTCATAAAAGTTTGCAATGTGGCATCGTCCTCCTTGATACTTTCCAATGGAGTATCCGAACCGCCTACACGTTTCTTCAGATATGCCTCGTACTTTAAGCTCCTCAAACGTTCCTCTAATTGGAGTATATTCGCCTGTTTTATTTTGTCCAGATCCGTTAAATACCTTAGGTAAGCTACTAACGCTACGATCACCATTGTCATAATAATTACAATCAACTCCAAAGCAATATCCATGTCCATCATCGTACCTCTTTAAGTTATCTTTAGATCCACAAGCAGGACAAGGTTCAGTCCCTATGCATACACTCTTTGATCCATTCTGGGGGTATGCTTGTTTTGGAAAAGCTAAATCCATGTTTTTTGCACCACTCTCCATATGTTGTCTTAGCTCCCTTATATAGTTTTTGATTTGGGTTATTAAAGACAAACCTTAAATCTAAATCTGGGTACTGCTGTTTTAGTAGTAGGTGTTTAGATCTATCTGAAGCCAGAAATCTACCTTTAGTTTCGATGTAGATCTTACCCCCAGACCTTGTGGTCAACACAAAGTCTGGAGTGTAAGTTCTATTCTTAGGCACATAAGGGATTCTCTCAGGCTCGTACTCCCACACAATCTTAGCGGAGTTTAATTGACTGCCGACAGTACTCTCTAGCCCTGAGAGATATCCCTGTAGCTGGCCCCTACGGAGCTGGGAACTAGAAATCTTCATCTTCTTCTACCATTTCATCTGCTTCATAATCCTTCTTTGCTTCCTCTTCAGCCAACTCTGGCTTGTCTACACAATCATCACCCCAGTCTACATTTTCTTTAGACTGGTACTCTACCAGCCCACCCTCTGCGACCCGCACCTTCTTACATCTAAGAGATACACCACCGCCCATACCATCGTAAGCAAAGGCTTCATAGGCAATCTTGAGCTGACTACCTCCACCTATAAGCTTAGTCAACCTGTTCCCGTTCTCATCAAACAAAACAGGCTTCTGGCTAAAAGGTTCACCCCTCTTAGGAGATACCTTAGCCTTCAGTTTAAATTGAACCACATAATTACCAGTGGTTTCCCCCTGGTCATCAACCTCAGGTTTAATAGGGTTATTCTTTCCTCCGTTCATCAGAGGCTTTACTACAGCATTGATGCTCTTAACATCAGCCTTACTATAAACCATCTTGACAGAATAAACCCCATCAGCATCAAACTTGGTATCAGGCTTATTAAGCCAAGGATATACTGCGGTTCCTACAGGTGAAACATGAAGTTCATTACTCATACTATAGTTCTCCTTGAATGTATCGTTGAGCTCCACCATACTCAGGGATTTGAGTACGTTTTGTCTCAACTTCTATGTTGTTAGATATACTCATAAGATCTGCTAAGTTATACTGTCCTTCTAACTTGTACCTGTATAATGTAGTAAATACATTAACTAGTATAGCGTGTTTCTCATCTTTAGAATACTTATCTAAACAGTTCACAACTTCCATCATGCCTTGAGATACTTTCTCAATATTTGTATTAGCTAAAAAAGAAATCACTTTGTTTTACCTCCTCTATTCTTAGAATACCAAACTTAGGGAGAGAAGGCAAGGATATTTTTTGCTCATCTCTAAATTTATTTAATAAATCTCCTTCATACATTGAAACAAACTCTTCCCTTAAAACAGAACCTAAGGTTTCTATATCACAGGCATGGACTCCGAAACTATCATGCACTACAGAGAAGCTACTGATATCATGGAGATCCTTAGCTTTTATTATTGTCTTCATCAAGTGACAAGCATCTAGACTGTGAATGAAGTTAGGCGCGATCCCGTTAGACTGCTTAGCCTTGTCTAATTTATCGGAGTCTCCCTGTCCAGACCATAGGGAAGCCATCCTACCGTTTATAACAGTTTTAATTTCTTTTACAATACTTTTAGTATACTTCTGTTTTACTATAAAACCTGTAGGTACAGTCCATGAGATAGGCATATCATTCCTAGACATTTCTTTTGATACTGCTTGTAACCAGCCCATACCTTGTCTAGATGATATGACTACTTCACCTATAGTCTCATAGATATGCTTTGCTAGGAACTTACAATGCTTCCATAGGTCTGTCTTTGCGTCTATTCCTGGAAATTCTACTCCTTTATCTATCTGTTTCTTTAGTTCCTCATGGATTTGTTCTATCATTCCGTACCTAGTGGCTCCATAAGGAGTGGTCATTACTGGCCTTTTGACAAGAGATCTACTAAGATTGCTAGGGCTCCCCCAAATAGACAACTCCACATCAGTATCAGACATAAATTCACTACATATTTTTCTAATGGTTTCTTGTCTAACGATTTCATATATATCCTCTGGGCTATCACTGGGTAATAGATTAGTAGCTTTACCTCCCACTTCATCCCTAAGTAAAGCAGAGAAATGTTGCAGACCGTTGCAAGACCCATCGACTGTAACTGGTAAATGTGAAAGATAATCTAAATTACCGTTACAGCATAGGTATTCAAAGCAGGCCCTAAGGAACTGCCAAGGCTTATCCGCATCCATCCACTGCTTGTTATCCAAGGGAGATAAAGCTACTCTCATTATCATGTCTTCATTATCTTGGGCCCACTCTACCCTTTCTTCGAGGGAGACCTTATCGTACCCCCAGCAGTTGCTGAGGTGTATCTGGAGCCATGCGTATCCGTTTTCTCCAATAGGTTTACCTTCAGTAAATTCGAGTAAACCTCTTGCTGAGTCCTCCCCTTGTGGGTTAAGGAACGCTGTGTTAGCATATAGACGGCCTCTGAAGTCAAGTGTATGGGGAAAATAAATGGCTTTTTCATCTTTAAACTTTCTAGTCATCCACATTAGGTGACTGAATTGGATTCTTTTAGTCTTCCTTCTAACATTATCACCATGCATTAGAGTAGCTTCTCTCTTCCACTCTATGATTTCTTCTTTAGTTCCATCCTTAGGATAAGGTCTAGGCATAGTAGCCTGACTCCCATCAGGTATTACATTACAGATAGCTTCTTGATCATAGAGTATGTCCATGACTTCTAAAACTTTAGTGCTCACCCTCCAAGCAGTTTCTTGAATGGTATTAACAGCATGGAAAACTTCCTTCATACTATCATGCTTGGCATCCAAGAGATTCATATAACCTTGATCCATAGTTTTAACCAGGTTCAATCCTGTGTACTGATAGTATCCACCATCATAAACTGAAGTCCACTTTCTAGGAGGAATAACACAGGGTAACTTAACTGGAGACCACAATTCACATAAAGAATTCTTACCCTCTATCCATTGTATAGACTCTTCTGTAGCTTCTAACCAGAAGATAGTCTTGCGTTTCTTATGAGTATTAAGAGTTCTCTTAACTATATCAAAGATCTTAGTACTGCTACATACCATTTCTATTAATAGTTCTCCTAGTTTTACTTTGACCGCGGGAGACCACTGACTCCACTGGATATTAGCTTTGTTGCCGGAGTGTATTAGTACTCTCTTTTGTTTCCTGTAGTTTGTAGTTCTCTTATTGAGATCTCTACGGACTACATCAAAGAGAGCAGGGTTAGCTTCTCTAAATGCTCTGAACCTAGCTTCATCCTCTACAAAAGAGCCTATCTCTTGAGCAACCTTGACTAACTTAACAGGAGTGCTCAGGTGATTGATACATCCTTTTAAAGCTAAGAATGCCATGACATCTGAAGGGAGCTCATTGAGTTTAGCTATAGCTTCTAAAGAATAATTAATAGGGTCTCCTGAAACAGACTTATTCTTAATTTCATCAATAGCCTGAGATACCTTGGAGCAACTCTTCCTGATAAACTGTATGCCAGCAGGAGTAGTAGCTTCATGTTTACCTCTCTTTGCCTCTATGTTTTCTTTGCGGAACCTTTTGACTCCTAGAGAGACCATTTCCTCTTCTAGAAGTTTCTGTCGATTAAACATCTTTAAAACTCCTGTAGATTTCTCGTGAGTACATACAAGTGAATATGAAGTCTCCTACTAGGAAGCCATATTGACTTGTAAATATCCACCAGCTTATAAAGCAGATATTGCAGCTTATCCCTTGGTACAGTGCGTACCTAGTCTGCCGATTAATACATCTGACAGACCAGGCGCACCATACTGTTAAGGTGAATTCAAAAAGGTAAGTAACATCAAAGATCATATATTAAATAATGCTCCAATAGCTGTTAAGATTGTCCAGATAATCATATCTGCTCCTAATACATTTGGTTTAATAAAGTTTCAATTGTTGCTACGTTACCCTGAGCCATCGTTATTGCTCTTTCTTCAAAGTCTTCTATCTGTTTATCTCTAGATTTAATCATGGCTGTAGCTCGTTCTACCACATCTGCTTTAGTCTTGCACTCATCAAAGAGTTCATCATACCACTTGTTAGAAGGCATCCAGCTCATTGTGTTACTCCTCTGCTATAGGTTTTAAATGTGGCAGGATACCAATGATCCTTATGTCTTACCATGATAGGTGTATTGGTATCTACCAAGTAGCATACAGGCTGGTCTTTACTTTCTGTATGGTAGACCACCCTGCCTGTATTTTGTGTTGCAACTGTACTGCATGGTACTCTAATCGCGGTATAAGATACCTCAAGTCCATATTTATGAAGAACCTGGACTTGATTATGTATCTCCCCTATGTCCCAGCTTATAGCTTTATAGGCTGGTGGTATGGTTAATAAAAGTGTAATTATCAGCTCATTCATTATGTCACCTCTATTATCAGAATAACAAAGATAGTATTAAATGTCAATAACTTACTTAGCTGACATAACATAATTCCTGATTCTGTCACTTACTTCAAAAGAGATAGGATTAAGAGTATCGGTCTTGGAATCATACTTATAGCCGTCCAAGATTCTGCCGGATATCTGCCGGACTTTTACAAGTTTACCCTCATCATCATATTTCCAGATAGAAACAGGGTATCTCTTATTGCTGCCCTGATCCGTTACTACCTGAGCTGTTTCGGATCTTCTACTTATGTTATCACAAGTATCATTCTCTGGATCATACATAGAGTTATACATTATATTCTCCTTAGTAATTATCATTATTATTTACTTACAATTAAAACTTAAGGATATCTTAGTTTTAACTTTAAGTCTGACCTGAAGTATACCTTAGGTTATACTTTAATATAGGGATTTTGAACTTTCTCATAATTGTCCTTTAAAATTATATACTTAGCCTACTTCTTAGTTTTGACATAAATTCTAACCGTCTCAGCG